AATAGATTTAACCTACCGATGGGTTCATCGGGTTTATTCTTGGAGTTAATCCATGTCCGATGCAGAAGTAGTGCAGGAACCAGCAAGGAAACAAGCTGCGAACCTGGTAACAAATGAGAATTTAGCTGAGTTTAATGCACAAAAACTTGGTTTAGCCACTCAGGAAACTCCAACTGAGGCCGCAGAAGCGGAGCCGGTTGTTGAGCAAGAGCGGAGTGAACCAGAGGCAGAAACAGAGGCTGCTGCAGGTGAAAAGAAGCACAACCCGAAACTTGAGAAGCGGTTTTCGGAACTGACCAAGCAGCGCGAAGCGGCCCGCCAAGAAGCGGATCGTGAGCGTACGGCTCGTGAGGCTCTTGAAGCGCGATTGAGGGACATGGAAGCTAAGGTTAATCCGCCTAAATCGGAAGAACCAGACCCTAAACCAGACCCATCGCAATTTAATGATGCCCTAGAGTATGCTGAGGCTCTGGCCGAGTGGACTACTGATCGAAAGATGCGGGAGCGGGATCAAGCAGAACTTGCTCGTAAAGCCGAAGAAGAACAGTCGCGTATGCGGCAGAAGTTCCAAGAGCGGTTAGACAATGCAAAGCAAGATTTGCCGGATTATGAGGAAATGATTGCGTCAAGCGATGTTTCGGTGTCACAACCGGTCACCGATGCAATTATTGAAAGTGATGTAGGCCCACAAATCCTATATTACTTAGCCGAAAATCCAGAGTTCGCTCGTGAATTGGCGGATAAATCCATCACTTCACAACTCCGTGCCATCGGGCGTTTAGAGGCTAAATTTGAGAAATCAGAGCCAACTAAACCGAGCGTAAAAGAACCTGTTGCGAAGAAGTCAAATGCTCCGGCACCGATTAACCCATTGAAAGCCGGTGGTAATCCTAGCGATATTGCTTTGGATTCCGACCGTAAGTTTCATGGTACCTACCAGCAATGGAAAGCTGCAAGGGCCTCTGGGAAGATTAGATGACGGATAACTTTAAAATTAATTTGGAGAATTATCATGGCAAATAACTTGCTAACCATCTCCATGATCACCAACGAGGCGTTGATGGTCTTGGAAAACAGTTTGACCTTTACTGGTCGTGTAGACCGTAACTATGATGACCAATTTGCGGTTATTGGTGCAAAGATTGGTAACACAGTCAATGTACGCCGTCCTGGCCGTTTCATTGGTACCACCGGACCGGCTTTAAATGTCGAGGACTTCAACGAGACCTCATCCCCTGTAACCCTCAGCACTCAATTCCATGTGGATACGCAGTTCACAACACAAGATTTGACCTTATCGTTAGATATGTTCTCTGACCGTGTTTTGAAGCCAGCTATTGCTGCAATTGCCAACAAAATCGATTTTGACGGCACCACAATGGCAGTAGATAACACCGCTAATACCGTTGGTACGGCTGGGGTAGTTCCATCTGACATCGCAACATTCCTAACCGCCCAGGCTTATTTGGACGGCGAGGGTGCGCCCCGTGATGGCAAGCGTTCTTGCGTGGTTGATCCCTTTACAGGTGCCTCAATTGTTGGCTCCTTAAAAGGTCTCTTTAACCCACAAGGCACTATCTCTGGTCAGTACGAAAAGGGAATGATGGGTCGCGACACCATCGGTATGAACTGGTATATGGACCAAAACATCGTGTCCCATACTTATGGTTCTTACTCAACCGCCACATTGTCTACCAACACCGCAACATTTACTGGTTCGTTGACAACTGGCTGGGCTCAGACCTCGACTATTACCATTGCAGCTGCAACCGCTAACGCCAACTTGAAGCAAGGCGATACGATTCAGATTGCTGGCGTATTCGCAGTCAACCCACAGAACCGCCAGCCATACGGTGGTAATGTATTGCGTAACTTTGTAGTTACTGCTGATACAACCATCACTTCCGGCAGTACTGCATCTGTAACTGTTTCACCAGCAATTATTACCGCTGGCCAGTTCCAGAATGTGAGCGTATTGTCTACCTCGTCAACTGCGGTCGTTACACCATTCAATAAGACCGGTGTAGTTAGCCCACAGAACTTGGTATTCCATCGCAATGCGTATACCCTAGCTACTGCTGACCTCCAATTGCCAGACGGCGTACATTTTGCAGGCCGTGCAAGCGATAAGGACAATGGTTTGTCGATTCGTGTGGTGCGTCAATACACCATTAACAACGACTCCATCCCAACCCGTTTAGATGTTCTATACGGCTGGGCTCCGCTTTACCCTGAACTCGCCTGCCGCGTAGCAGCTTAATTAGGAAAGGAACCTTATCATGGCAAACCCAGGACCAGCAAGTACCCAATCAACCAATTACCTGTTTAACGGTGACTCAACAGACGGCGTGCAAATCGCCGGTGCCGCTGCAGACAAATTGGCGTTTCATGGCTCAACCCCTGTTATTCAGGCA